TGTTAAGTTTCCAAATACAGCCCCTGAAAATATTCAGATGTATCAGGCTGCGCGGCAACTTGCAGATGAGGAGACAGGACTACCTAGTATTATGCATGGTCAAACAGGCGTATCTGGTACAGGACGTACTGCTGCTGGACTTAGCATGTTGATGGGTGGTGCTAATTTAAGTATTAAAACAGTTATAAAAAATATAGACGATTTTTTACTAAAACCAATGGGCGAATCCATGTTTCTATGGAATATGCAATTTAATGATAAACGTCCTGAAATAAAGGGAGATCTGGAGATTAAGCCACAAGGAACTTCTGCAGTAATGCAAAAAGAAGTTCGCAGTCAAAGATTAACTGCATTACTACAAACAGTGGCAAACCCAATGCTTGCTCCATTTATCAAGATTCCAAATCTTGTAAGAGAGTTAGCAATTGCACAGGACATCGATCCTGACTTACTCGTTAACGACATTAACGATGCACAAATATTTGCAGAGATATTGAGAGGATTAAATGCTGGACAAGGAAACATGCCAGAAGCTTCTCCCACTGGTCAACCAGCCCCCAGCGTGGGACAGTCTGGAGGATTACCTCAAGGAACTGAGGGACAGGGACAAGGACAAGCTGGTGCAGGAACAATCGGACTTAGAGATGCGGAAGCTACAGGGCAGGGTGCAGGTAATCAACCACCTCCTATCCCTCAAGAATGAAGTTAACGAACAACAAAAGGTATATGTAAAGAGTGGCAACTAGCTTACAACAAATACAAGATACACTAGCTTCTTCAAGAACAACAGGGGCTAAACCTGTAACTATGGAGCAAATACCTGATGCAACCATAGATGTAAGAGGAGGAGTATCTAGCGCACTAGAGATAGAACCTTTAGGACAAAAGAAAAAAAAGACTACTAGCCCATCTGTGCAAAGTTCAACTGCTACTCTTTCTACTGAAGAATATTTTTCAGATCTTTTAGACGGATTAAATTATGGTAATGCTAATAGTATAAATAATTTTAAAAACTCTATATCTGAAAGAATTAATGAAACAGATTCACAGGCTCTAGCATCTTTTAATACACAACCTGTTTCACAAAACACCTCGGTTACAACGGTTGATGATGGAGGAGACAGTCCGTTTAACCAGTTTGAAAATTACTTTGGGGGTACTGGTGCTGCAGAATCAGGAGTAGAAGATACTCCTGTAGCTTCTAGCGCAGCCTATGAAGAATTTACTTCTATGCCTTCTTACTCTCAAAATGCTGCTTTAAGTCTTACATCATCACTACCCGGAATGATTAATGCGTATTCAAGAGGTGCAGACCTTTCAAGTATGGCTTTAAGTTCTTTAGGAATACCTTCTTATAATTCATACATGGATACTTTTAATATAAATAATCCGATTGATGCGGTTAATGCTATAAATGCTGTTACAAATGTAGCCCAGTTAGCCTCTAGATATTCAAGTTTTGCAACAGCAACATCAGGATTAGAAAATTTTATATCAAATGCAGGAAAAAATTTAGAAGAAGGGCTACAGGGTGTTGTTAGTGTAGTTACAAATCCAAAAGGGGCTATTGAAGCTTACGGAAGGCAGTTAGAATATGGAACTCAAAATCCTCATACAAGATCTTTTGATCTTCCTTCTGGCTCTGTTAGCTATGTTTTTGATGAAACAGGGAGATTATCTACAGGTTCATTGGTGGGGTCGTTGGTAAGAGGAACGCCTATTGGCGGTGTATTTTCAGCGGCACAAGGGTTAATGCAAGCTACTGGATTTACAGATGAAATATCTGTAAGGGCGCAGCAAATGAGTGATGCTTTTAGTCTTAATGGTATATCATACTCAGGAGGAGTAACTGGTTATGCTACTCCCGAAGGAAAATCTTTTATAGATGTAAATTTTACAAATGATTATACTGAGCAATATGGCTCTGAAATAGCAAATTTTAATAATCAATATGATTTGTCTCAATTAACAGGGTCTATAGAAGATTTAACATTAAACGATTTTGCAAAAGCATCAGTTGTACAAAATTATCCTGATTTAGAATACGAAGAAGATTTATTAGACGCTAGTAAAAAGTCTCTTGCAGAAACAGCAGTTTCTCTTGGGATAGCAAGAGATATTAGAGATGCTATGAAAGTAGATCCTAGTAAACTAATAGCAGAAAGAATTAGTGAAAATGTTAAAGACATTAATCAAAGTACTATGGCTGAAATTAATGCTGTGTTTGAAAATTTATATGGGGTTGATACTACAGATTTAAGTATTGAAACAGGTATTGCTGCTGGTTATCTCAGCGATGCAAAAATTGCTAGTTTAAGCCCCTTGGCTGTTGCACAATCTTTTGGTTTTTTAGCTAATACCCCTGAAAAACAAACGGCTGTATCAATGCAA